CTCTATGCCAACATCAACGCCAAGCGCAAGCGGATTGCCGCTGGATCGGGTGAAACCATGCGCAAGCCGGGTTCTCCCGGCGCTCCTACTGCCAAAGCCTTCAAGCGTTCTGCGCTGACAGCGAAGTAAATTTTGCCTGGATAGCAAAGTAAATTATGACAACATCCGGTGTAGCAGTCTGGAATCCAGACCTCAATGAAATTGCCGAAGAAGCGTGGGAGCGCAATTCTTCGGAAATGAGGACAGGATATGACCTACGCACAACACGCAGGTCGTTGTCAATTTTGCTGGCTGGGTGGGCAAATTTAGGCATAAATTTATGGACGCTTGACTCTGGAACAATAAATCTCGTACAGGGTACAAATACGTATAACTTGCCAGATGACACGGTGGATCTTCTGGAGCATGTGATTCGCACGGGCGCGGGGAATGTTTCCACGCAAGTTGATTTGACTATTACGCGCATTTCGGTCTCTACGTACTCGTCCATCCCAAACAAACTGCAACAAGCACGGCCAATTCAAGTGTGGGTAAATCGCCAATCGCCTACGCCACAAATTGTTATTTGGCCTACACCTGATGGGTCACAGCAATACCAATTTGTGTACTGGAGATTGCGTAGGATTCAAGACCCTGGCGCTGGCGGAACGTACACTCAAGATGTTCCTTTTCGGTTTTTGCCTCCGCTTATCTCCGGTCTTGCGTACTACTTGTCCATGAAGATCCCTGGCGCAATGGAGCGAATGCCTGCTCTAAAAGCCCAGTATGATCAAGATCTAACACTTGCCATGGATGAAGACCGTGATAAGAGTGCAATTAGGCTGGTCCCAAGGCAGATGTTTGTGAGTTAATATGCGCGTTATGCACCCAAACAGAACCGCCGCAAAACAAAACAAAGAAGTTCGTTTTGTTGGTGATGTTTGTCTGCGCCATCCAGAAATTAACGGTTTGAGGTATACATCAAATAACGCATGTATTACGTGCGCACTTGAAAGAGTAAAAAAATATCAAGCGCAAAACGTAGAAATAATCAAACAAAGAACTAAAGAGTATTATCAAACCAACAAAGAAACTCGGTTGGCATGCACAAAACAATGGGTTGAAAAAAACAAAGAATATAGAAGTGCCCAGAAAAGAGAATATGCGAAGCGTGTTGCAGAACAAATAAAAGCAAAGTATAAAAAGTATTACGAAGAAAACTACCCTCGCATGCTTGCCAAAAGAAACAAACAGCATGCTGATAAGTTACTGCGTACACCTAAATGGCTAACCAAAGATGATCATTGGATCATTGAACAAGCATATGAGCTTGCTGCTATGCGCACTCAAATGTTTGGTTTTCCTTGGCATGTAGACCACAAGATCCCCCTTCGTGGTAAAAATGTTTCAGGATTCCACACACCAATAAATTTGCAGGTAATTCCCGGTGCCGAAAACTTGCGCAAAACAAACAAGTTTGAGGTGACGCATGTCTAACCGCTTTGCAAACGGCGCAAAGGCATTCGGCTACTGCGATGTCTGCGGGTTTCGTTTCGACCTCAAAAAGCTAAAAAATTTGGTCGTCAAGACAAAAAATACACAAATCAAGGCGTGCCCTCAGTGCTGGACCCCAGACCATCCTCAGTTGCAACTCGGGATGTACCCTGTAAGTGACCCACAAGCAATACGTGAACCGCGTCCAGACACAAACACTTGGTACTTGTCTGGTGTGACTGCTACGGGCTCGTTCGGTGGGGGTAGCCGGGTGATTGAGTGGGGCTGGGCACCGATAGGTGGGTCCAGTGGTTTTGATGCGCCCCTGACGCCAAACAGCTTGGTTGGGCAGGGATATGTTGGTACAGTTACCGTGTCCGTTTCCTAAGGAGCGATGATGAAAGATGTTCACAAGCACGAACGTGCGATGCACCCCGGCAAGCCGATGACCAAGCTCGCCAAGGGCGGGAAAGCCTTCAAGAAGGGCGGTCCCACCTCTGAGGACCGTATGCGCCTGGGCAAGAATATGTCCCGCGCCATGAACCAGAAGACGGGGTGAGCTATGAGCAAGATCACAAAACTGCCGCCTGCCAAGCAGGCATACCCGCAAGGCCCTGTCAATCCGCGTGACCTGTGCATGGTGGTGGGCAGCATCTCCAAAGAGTCTGCTCCGGGGCCGAAGACCTCCGGGATCAAGATCCGTGGGACCGGCGCTGCCACCAAGGGCACGATGGCTAGAGGGCCGATGGCGTGAACTACTCCGAGTTGCAGACTGCTGTAGAGGATTACACCGAGAACACGTTCTCGGCGACTGACTTCGCCACGATGACGGAGTTGGCAGAGCAGCGCATCTACAACTCGGTGCAGCTTCCCAATTTGCGGAAGAACACCACGCTGACGCTGACCATCGGTAACCCGCTACTTGTAGTCCCAACAGACTTTTTGTCCTCGTTTTCCTTTGGGGTTACATCGGGCACTACGTTCAGCTACCTGCTGAACAAAGATGTGAACTTCATGCGGGAGGCTTTCCCAAGTTCAACTACAACGGGGACGCCACAGTACTACGCCCTGTACGGCACGCAGACAGGCACTCCGCTGGTGCAGTCTTTCCTGCTCGGCCCCACGCCCAACGCTGCGCTGACGGCGGAACTGAACTACTTCTACTACCCGGAAAGTATCGTCACGGCAACGACCACATGGCTGGGTGATAATTTTGACAGCGTGTTGTTTAACGCGGTCATGGTTGAAGCGGCGCGGTTTATGAAGCAGGAGCCTGACATCATTGCCGAGACGGACAAGCAGTACGTTCAATCATTGACCCTGCTGAAGAACCTGGGCGAAGGCAAGAACCGTCAAGACGCATACCGTACTGGGCAGGTCAGAACGAAGGTGGTCTAAATGGCTCTGGTACAAACGCTATGCTCTTCGTTCAAACAGGAGTCATGGCTGGCTATCCATGATCTGGATACCGATGTCCTGAAGATGGCGCTCTATACGAGCGCTGCTTCTCTTGGTGCAGACACCACGGCCTACACCCTCACAGGTGAAACGTCTGGCACAGGCTACACCGCTGGGGGCGAGATCCTCACCAATGTCCAAGTGCTCCTTTCTGGCACCACGGCGTATGTGACGTTCGACAACCCGGCTTGGCCTGGATCTAGTTTTGTTGCGCGTGGGGCGTTAATCTACAACTCCACCAAGGCAGACCGTGCGATTGCGGTGCTGGACTTTGGGGCTGACAAAACTGCCGGTCCAAATTTCACGGTGCAGCTTCCTGCTGCTTCTGCCACCACGGCGCTGATCCGATTCGCTTGAGGTAAGAGATGCCTTCAACCTTTACCAACAGTCTTCGGCTTGTCCTTCCGGCAACCGGGGAACTGTCCAATACTTGGGGCACGGTGTTCAATGCCGGGGCAACCTCACTGATTGACACATCGATTGCTGGAACTGCCAGCATCACGATGACAGCAGCAAACTACACGCTGTCAAATGCCAACGGGGTTGCAGATGAATCTCGGGCGATGTTTATTGTCCTTGGCGGTACACCAGGGGCTTCATATCAGGTTATCTGCCCAGCAGTCAGCAAGCTGTACTTTGTCACCAACAACACAGGCTTTGCCCAGACGTTTAAGACCTCTGCAGGTTCTGGAATTTCTGTGCCTAATGGGGCTCGGATTGCACTGCGGTGCGACGGTACAGATGTGCTAGAGGCGCTGACGTACTTTGGATCATTGACGCTTGGCACGGCGCTGGCTACCGCTTCAGGTGGTACGGGACTGACTACGTTTACAGCGGCCAACAACGCAATTTACTCTACATCTGCATCTGCTTTGACCGCAGGCACGTTGCCTATTGCGGCTGGCGGTACAGGGGCCACAACACTTGCTGGGGCAAACATCCCTGTAGTTAACGCGGCGAACACGTTTACTGAGCTTCAGACCTTTAGTGGATCTACAAGTGTTGCAGCGGCAAAACTGACCAATGCCAAGGAAGTAGCAACGGTATCGGCAACCGCCGCAACCGGCACAATTGCTTACGACGTTACGACACAGTCTGTTTTGTATTACACCAGCAATGCGTCTGCTAACTGGACGGTGAACTTCCGAGGATCTAGCGGTACTTCACTAGACACGCTGATGAGCACTGGTGAATCCATTACTGCGGCTTTTCTTGTTACACAAGGTAGCACTGCTTATTACAACAGTGCGGTGCAAGTAGATGGTGCATCAGTAACTCCCAAATGGCAGGGTGGCACAGCACCAACATCGGGGAATGCAAGTGGTGTTGATGCTTACACCTACACCATCATCAAGACCGCCAGCGCCACGTTTACCGTGCTGGCGGCGCAAACCCAGTTCAAGTAAGGCGCGGCCATGCCAGTTTTGGGAACACGGGGAGCGGCTTCGGCGCGTGGGTTTGGGATGTTTGGTAAGCGCGGACCTGTGCTGGTTGACTACCTAGTTATTGCTGGTGGCGGTGGTGGTGGTGGCTGGGGAAGCAGTACTGTGGGTGCGGGGGGCGGTGGCGCAGGAGGTTATAGGACAGCATCAAGTTTTTCAGTTCTACCAGGGTCAGCAATTACTGTAACTGTGGGTGCGGGAGGTTCTGGCGGAACAGGTGTAGCTAATGGATCTGCTGGTAACGACTCGGTTTTTTCAACAATAACATCTACTGGTGGTGGTTTTGGTGCTGGTGCTGGTGGTGTAGTTAATGGTGGGAATGGCGGATCGGGTGGTGGTGGCCGTAATGGTGGAATTGGCGGGACTGCTACCGTGTCACCATCTCAAGGCAGTAATGGTGGTGTAGGTTTTGCGGCTTCGGGTAATTACGGAGGAGGAGGTGGTGGCGGTGCTTCTGCCGTGGGCGCGGATGGAACGTCTACCAACGGAGGTAACGGCGGGGCTGGGTCAGCATCGTCTATTACTGGCGCTTCTATTACCTATGCCGGTGGTGGTGGCGCTGGAGTTCTTGGTAACGGTACAAACGGGACAGGGGGCGCTGGTGGCGGCGGCGATGGGGGAAAAACTTCGGTATCACCAACTTCTGGCACGGCCAATTTGGGTGGTGGCGGTGGTGGAGGCGGCGCAGCAATTGGAGCAGCAAATGTTACAGGCGGCGCAGGCGGCTCTGGCGTAGTCATCGTTCGTGCCCCTCAAACAGCCGCTTCAACCACTGGCTCTCCCACGGTCACCACAGACGGTTCGTTCACCATCTACACCTTCACCGCCTCTGGCAGCATTACTTTCTGAGGTATCAATGGCTCACTTCGCACAACTAGACGAAAACAACGTAGTGCTTCAAGTTATCGTTGTACACAACAACGAACTGCTGGATAACGGTGTGGAATCCGAAGCCAAGGGCATTGCGTTCTGCCAGTTGCTGTTTCCCGGTACAACTTGGGTGCAGACTAGCTACAACGCAAACATTCGCAAGAACTACGCTGGGATTGGCTTTACCTATGACGCCCAGCGCGATGCCTTCATTCCTCCGAAGCCGTTCCCTTCGTGGGTTCTAGACGAAACCACTTGCCAATGGGAAGCGCCCCTGCCGTATCCGGCTGACGGCGAACGGTATGTGTGGGATGAAGCTCAACAGAATTGGGTGCCTGCATGAACTGGGCAGACGTCCTAAAAGCAGTTATACCGATTGTGGTTGCATCTTTGGCGTGGCTGCTCGGGCAAGTTAACTCTTTCTCTGAGCGGCTGACCAAGATCAAAGGCAGCATGCCTGCGCTTATCACGGCCCAAGGTGTGCCTACTGACAGCCCCTTGTCTGCTGAGAAGCGTGCCATTCTCAAAGAGCAACTGATGGCGCACATCAACGAGCTTCAGGTCAAGGTCAGGCTGCTTGAAGAGCGTGAGCGTATCAAAGGAGCTAAGTGATGTTTGAGTCGCTAATCGGTGGTTTGTTTGGCGGTATCCTGCGCCTCGCGCCAGAGGTGTTCAAACTCTTTGACAAGAAGAATGAACGGGCGCATGAGCTTCGCATGGTTGAAGCCGAGATGGAGTTTGCCAAGATCCGTGGTGAGATCGCCATGCGGCAGGTCGAAGCGCAGATGACGATGGCCGAGATGGACACGATGGCCCAGGCGTTTAAGGAGCAGTCCGAGACCGCCAAGAATGCTGGGTGGTTTGTCTCTGCGATATCAGCGCTGGTGCGCCCGATGGTCACCTACTCCTTCCTGGCTCTGTATGCCTCTGTGAAGATTGCTGCCTTCCTGATCGCCATGGACCAAAACGGCAACTGGAAAGAAGTGCTGGTCACGATGTGGGGCGCAGACGATCTCGCCGTCTTCAACATGATCATCTCCTTCTGGTTTGTCGGACGGGTGTATGAGCGGTCCAGTAAGTGAGGCTGTAAATATTGCCGCTACTCTGTGTCGGCCCTTCGAAGGGCTGCGGCTGAAGCCATACATCTGCCCAGCGGGCTACCCCACGATTGGCTATGGAACCGTTTTCAAGCCTGACGGCACCAAAGTGACGATGGAGCACCCCGAGATCACCAAGGAGATCGCGGATGAGTGGTTGCTGTCTGAGCTACAAACAAACTATCTGGCGGGGGTTTTGAAGGCTTCGCCGAGCTTGATTGCTCACCCCAAAGCCCTTGGTGCTATGGCCGACTTTGCTTACAATCTTGGCGTGGCCCGGTATCGCGGCAGCACCCTGCGGCGTAAGATTGACGAGCAGGACTGGGAAGGTGCCAAGGAGCAGTTGGCCCTGTGGGTGCGCGGTGGAGGCAAAGTATTGCCCGGTCTGGTCAAGCGTAGAGCCGCAGAGGCGGCACTGCTGGGGTAAACATGCCACTCAAAAAACTGCAGTTGAAGTCGGGGGTAAACCGCGAAGGAACCCGCTACTCCACCGAGGGCGGGTGGTTCTCCTGCGACAAAATTCGTTTCCGTCAAGGCACACCCGAGAAGATCGGCGGTTGGCAACGCATTTCTAGTGAGACCTATAACGGCGTCTGTCGGGCACTGTGGCAGTGGGCTACCCTTGGTGGCGTGCCTTATCTTGGCGTCGGTACTAACACCAAGTACTACATTGCCTATGGCGGTGCGTACTACGACATCACGCCTGTTGTTTCAACAGTTACGCTGACAAACCCGTTTACAACGGTAAACGGCTCAACCACGGTCACGGTCACTGATGTAGCGCACGGTGCCACAACGGGTACTTTTGTGACGTTTTCTGGGGCGACTGCGGTTGGTGGTTTGACCCTTAACGGTGAATACCAGATTACAGTCACAACCGCTGACGAGTACACGATTACCGCTGCATCCAACGCTTCATCCTCCGCTACAGGTGGCGGGACAGTCACGGCAGCATATCAAGTCAGTGCGGGAACTGAGATTGCAGTTGCGCTTTCTGGATGGGGCGCAGGGCCTTGGGGCCTTGGGGCTTGGGGTATAGGTTCTCCTGGCGCGGCCAGCATCCGCATCTGGAACCACCAAAACTTTGGTCAAGATCTGATCTACGGCCCCAAGGGCGGGGCCATGTACTACTGGGACGCAACCACCGGGCTTACGTCTCGTGGGGTAGCGCTGAACTCCTTGCCTGGAGCAACAGATGTACCGACAGTGCAAACACTGTTCATGGTGTCTGATGCGTCACGGTTCACGATAGCTTTCGGCTGCAACGACTACGGGTCATCTGACATCGACCCCATGCTGATTCGCTGGTCGGATCAGGAAAGCGCGGTCAACTGGACCCCAGCGGCGACCAACCAAGCGGGCAGTTTGCGCCTGTCGCACGGCTCAAAAATTGACGCCACCTTGCAGACCCGACAGGAAATCTTGGTCTGGACAGACACATCGGTCTACGGTCTTCAGTACTTAGGCCCGCCTGTTGTCTGGGGCTCACAGCTTCTGGCCGATAACGTCTCCATTGTCAGTGACCGTGCTGTAGCGTTGGCTGCTGGTGTGGCGTACTGGATGGGAGAAGACAAGTTTTACACCTACGATGGTCGTGTAAACACACTTAGCTGTGATCTGCGCCAGTACATCTTTAGCGATATCAACTTGGATCAATACAGCCAAGTTTGCGCCGGGACCAACGAACAATTTAACGAGGTCTGGTGGTTCTACTGCTCTGCCAGCAGTACGCAAATTGACAGATACGCGGTGTACAACTACCTTGAGAAGGTCTGGTACTACGGCAACCTTGGGCGCACTGCCTGGACAGACATCGGTGTAACTTCAAACTTCCCGGTTGCTGCGACCTACGTAAACAATCTTGTCCAGCACGAGACCGGCAACGACGACAACGCCACTGCGTCAACGCTCCCGATTGAAGCCTACATCACCTCGTCTGAGTTTGATATTGACGATGGCGACAGATTTGGTTTTGTCTGGCGGGTGCTGCCGGATGTGACCTTCCGTGGCTCCAGTACTGCATCTCCCAGCGCCACGATGACGCTCCTGCCTTTGCAAAACTCTGGCTCGGGCTACAACTTCCCCGCCTCGCTAGGGGGGTCGGACAACGGGGTGGTCACTCGCACGGCAACGGTGCCTATCGAAGCCTTCACGGGTCAGGTCAATATCCGGGTGCGGGGCAGGCAGATGTCTATCAAGATGGCCTCGGATGGGTTGGGTGTGCAGTGGCAGATGGGCGCTCCGCGTCTGGATATTCGGCCTGACGGGCGTAAATCGTGACGATCTGGTCAACCATCACCAAAAAGTTTCGTGCGCCGCCGCTGCCGAAGCCGACGATCCAGTACGACTCAACCTATCTTGACAACCTCGTCAACGTCCTGCGCCTGTACTTCAACCAACTAGACAACCTGCTGGAGCAGATCGTGGCGAATACAACAACGCCGGTCCCAATTTCATTCCCCATTAATGCTCTTGATGCTTTTGGGCGGCTGGTTACCACGCAGCCGTACACGCTGTTTGACTCCCAAAACCGCTATGCTATTGACAATCAGTTTGACACCAGCACGGCCACTGGAGGCTCAACAACATACCTTTCCAACGAGTCATCGGTCCAGCTAAACGTTACTACATCCAGTGGTTCTGAAGTTGTGCGGCAGTCGTTCCGCAGCATGCCGTATCAGCCGGGTAAGGGTCTGACATTCTTTGCGACCTTTGTGATGGGTGCGCCAAAGACAAACCTGCGACAGCGGGTGGGGTACTTCAGCACAAGCAACGGGGTGTTTCTTCAACAGAACAACACGACTGTATCCTTTGTTCTGCGATCAAACTCTTTGCCTACGCCCGGTACGCCTAGCGATGTTCGCACAGTAGACCAAGCCGACTGGAACGTAGATCCAATGGACGGGACTGGCCCAAGCGGGCGCGTACTGGATCTAACCAAGAACCAGATCCTGTACATGGATTTTGAGTGGTTAGGTACGGGCGATGTGCGCTGTGGGTTCTATGTGGACGGTCAGGCACAGATCTGCCACATTTTTCACAACGACAACACGCAGACGTCTGTTTACATGCAGACGGCAATTTTGCCGGTGCGGTACGAAATTACAAACACCGCAGCGACGGCCAGCGCTTCATCCATGAAGCAAATTTGCTCATCTGTGCAAAACATGGGTGGTTACGAGCAGACATCTATTGAGCACGTCGCCCGCAGAACAGCAACGCTGACTTCAATCAGCACAACATTTGTGCCGCTGGTGTCCATCCGGCTGGCTTCCACCGCGCTGAACGCAGTGGTGCTGCCCGTAAAATTTAACGTGATGCCAACCTCGACGGGGGATGACTTTGAGGTTATTCTGGCAAAGAACAGCACAGGGCTGACTGGGGCTTCTTGGGCTGCGGTCGCAAGCGATGCCAACGTGGAGCAGGACACTTCTGCCACGGCCATGACGGTAGGCACCATCGTGGATATCCAGTATGTAAAGTCCACCAATCAGTCCAGCGGGACGATCAACCAGCCTGCGGCGTACAACTGGGATCTTCAGTTGGGTTCCTCCTTGACGGGGACGAGTGATATCTATACGCTGGGCATCCGGGTGCTGTCTGGCTCTTCCGGTGCTGCCATCGGGTCTTTGACCTTCTACGACTTGACGCAATGATCCCACGCCGTAACGAGTACGAGTTGGAGTCTTACTACTCTGACGCTGACACCGCAGACGTTGACGAGTTGCAGCGGATCGTTGGGGGTGCTCCTGCCCCGGCTCCCGACAAATTTGACGCTTGGGCTTCGGAAAGTTCTGGGTGGGCGAGAGGTATTCTTGATCGTGCGTTGTCCACTGGGGAGAGCATTGGTCACCAAGGCCTCTACGCTACGCCTCAAGAGATTGAAGATTGGGCACTGCGTACAGGCAAGTTGACATCTGCCGATGTTGCGTCTTTGAAGACGCCTGCCACCACAGATTGGATGTCAAGCGTCCCCACGGGCTGGGGCGGGTTTACTGGTGATCAAAAAATACAGTATTTCAACCAACAGGGAATAACGCCTGAGCAACTAGCGCCTTACGCCACCCCGGAAGAAATCCAGTATTTCTACGACCACATGGGGTACACAGTAGGCAAGCCTGCTCCTGCCCCTGCCCCTGCCCCTGCCCCTGCTCCTGCTCCTGCTCCTGCTCCTGCTCCTGCTCCTGCCCCAATAGATTGGCAACCTCTTGCTCAACAAATTTCACAGCAGTGGCAAGGATACGGCCTTAACCCTGAGATCAGGGGCATCAACCGCGCCAATGAACTTGCGCAAATTCTTGCCAACTATGGCATCACTGACCTGTCAAAGATAGGCGTCAAAGAAACACCGTATGAGGAGATGGTTAACGCCGTTACCGGCGAAGGTGGTCAGGATAGCTGGTCAACAGTTACAAGAAACCGTGGGCAACTTACATACGGCGATCAAACATTTGGACGTTTAGGCGGGTTTGGAAGTGGCGGGGAGCGAGAGTTTTCTGCGCCTCAAGAATACTTACAGCAATCAGACCCAGGCAGGTACGGTCTTGGGTACTCTGCTGCAGGCAAAGGGTGGACAGAGTTTGAGGTAGTCAAAGACGCTTCTGGAAAAGCTGTAATTGTTCCACGTTGGGGATCAAGTAGTGACCTTGATCCCGGCTTAATTCAAATTTTAGGGCTTATAGCTGCGCCGTTAACAGGGGGATTGTCGGCATCTCTTGGCTCGGTATTAGGTAGTCAAGTTGCTGGACAGATCGCTACGCAAGCTCTTGTGCAGGGCACTCTTGGTGGACTTAGCGCAGAAGCTCAAGGTGGCAGTTTTGGCTCTGGTTTCGGCAAAGGGGCTCTTACTGGCGGAATTACGGCGGGCATTGGGCAGTTTGCGCAGCCGTTTGCACAAGGAATTGGTGCGGATGTCTTGGCAAGTACGGGCAGTCAAGCCTTGGCTGACGCTGCTTCAAGTGCAATTACCGCAGGCGCACAAGCCCTGCCGTCAGCCATAGTCTCCGGCAACTTCGGCAACGTCCTGACCAGTGCTTTGACTGGTGGTGTTACAGCGGGAGCATCGCAACTAGCCAGCGAACTGACAGGCTTGTCTAATAAAGACATCAATGCTGCAATTCGTATTGCGCAGGGTGTAGAGAACAAGGACTGGAGTGCGGTTCTTGCTGGTGCCAACAACTTCATAGACAGTCCCGACGTTGCTTTGGCATCTCAGGCAGCGCGTGTTATTTCTGCTGTTGAGTCTGGTACTCCATCTGCTTTGATTGGCGCTCTCCAAGGCTTCGGTCAGGAGATGAACAGGTACAACCAGTACTACAGCACCACAGACACAGGCGACGAAACCGACCGGCTCATAGCGCGATATGGCACTGCTGATGACGCAGTCGTCAAGCAGATTCAGGATATGTCGCCAGCGGCGCAACTGCCGTCAGCAACTACGCAAGATGTCGAAGAGGCAATCTACCAAGATGTGCTGAGACAAGCTCCGCCTGTTACAGAGTCCACCATTACGCCCGAAGAGTTGGCACGGATTGTCAGCGGGGACACAGAACCTACAACCAAGACAGTCACCGCAGGTGGGGTTCCAGCGGCTCCTACAGGCGCAACTTCTGGTACGACAACGCAACCTGCTGGTGGTGATCTGCCTCAGCTTGGCACCATAACGCAAAACCTTCCGCAGCATCAGGCTGCAGAGGCTATAGCAGCTATGTACCCAGGCCAAAATCTGTCTTGGGTTGATCGGCCAACGTTATCTACCGGCGCGGCCTACATCAGAGCCTACGGCGTTGAAGAAGGATCTAAAAAGTTTCAAGATTTACTTCGTCTTGGAGCACAAACAGGACGGCCAATTGGCGACTTCGCTCCACCAACAGAACTAGGGGCTGTTTGGAACATAGAGGACGTAGTAAAGAATAACTACTCTGAAACACCCCCTGCTGGCTATCGGTTTATTGCGCCCGGAGAAGAACCTGACAAGTATGGGTATAGTGACTCAGGCCAGCCAGTTGGCCTCAAACAAGTTATCGGCACGACAGCTAAACGTGTAAGTGATGAAGAAGCGGCACGTATTGCAGAGGAACTTCGCGGTGTTGAGACTTACGGTTCTGCTACACCCGAAGAGTTAGGCGATATTGCTGGGGCAGAAGGGACTAGAACAATTGACCCATTGAACCCCCTTGCAGGAGTAGTGCAGGCGACTATTGCGCCGTTTGCTAAGGGCGCTGGTGAGCTTATTGGGTATGCAGGTACAGCGGGGGAAGCACTAGGTTTAAGAGACAACATTTTGTCCCGCGCCGGTGGGGATTTGGTTTCTTATGGTATCGCTAGTACGCCAAGAAGTGTTCTTGAACAACAAGACAACATAATCAAGGCCATTAGTGATGCAGATGGTGCTCTTGGTAAATTAGGAGCGGCTGTTTCAGCAGCGTTTCAAAACCCTAAAGGTTTTGCCGATTGGCTTGTATCGGAGGGTTTCCAAGAAATATTCCCACTTGGCACTGCTGCGGCAGTGGGGAGAGGTGTTACCGCTGCTACAAAAATGCGCTACGGAGACGCATTAGCAAACCGTATTGGTTTGGGGTCTGCTGTTGGTACAAATGCCTCCTTGGATGCCGCAGAGTCTGGCCTTGCCTCATACCAGCAAGTCCACAATGAGCTTAGAAATAGAGGTTATACCGATGAACAAGCCTCTGGCGCTGCATCCAAATCCGCTGCTGGCTCTGCACTAATTACGCTGTTTACTTCTGCGTTGGGCGAACGTCCAATGGTCGAAGCTGTAACTAGCAAACTGCCTACAAATGTAGTCCGTAACATGACTCGTGAGGGCGTGTTTGGCGGTGCTGAGGAAGCAGGGCAGTCTATTAGTGAACAGTTGGGTATATCAGGGAAAGCGGATCTGGAAACAACGCTTAATGCGTTGGCAATGGGATCCTTGCTTGAATCTGGTACTGCCGGGGGGTTATCTGCTGGGTACAATACCACTTTAGGGCTTGTAGCTGATCCTGCCATTTTAGGCTCTACCACTACTTCTGATACTGGCGCACAAACCGCAGCCAAAACAGAGCCTACGCTCGATCCCAACGCAATCGTCGCCACCGACCCAGACACGGGCGATGCACTGACTCTTGGTGAATTGATGGGCGGAAACACGCTGTCCACTGCGGGGGACACGACGAGAATTGATCCTACTCTTGAGGCGCTGGATGGAACGGAGCTAGACGCATCACAGATCATTAACGACTACACCAATGAAGTTTTGGGTGATCAAGCCGCTTCTGCCGCTCCCACTGCGCCTACTACCCCTGCTGCTCCTACCACGACTGGCTCAACGGCGGATGTGGTTCTGGGCACTGACCCGGATACTGGGGCAGAAGTGACGATGGCAGACCTTGGGCTGTCAACTCCAGCATCGGCACCCACTGCGGCATCAACGACCACCCCTTCTGCAACCGTCACAACTCCTGCAACAGACGCCGCGCAAACCAGCGCTACTTCCCCAAACACCGCCACAGTTTTGTCTGTTGATCCAACGGAGAACACGGCACTTGTAGTAGATGCGTCTGGCAATGTTCAAGTTGTTGATGCGGGCGGCACAGCAAAAGAGGGCGACACCATTAACCTTGGGGGGGCCGAGACAACCTCTGGCTCACCCCCTGTAGGTGGCGTAGCGCCAAATACAGGCACGGTTCTGTCTGTTGACTCTACCGAAAACACAGCGCTTGTTGTAAACGCTGACGGAACAGCAAGCGTCATCCCTGTTGACGGTAATGTCCAGCCAGGGCAAACCGTAGATCTTGGCGTTGCACCGGCTCCCGATTTATCTACGCCTGTTGCAACAGATCCAAATACAGGTGAAGTCATAACGCTTGGGGATGTAACGCCTTCAACCGCGCCTGATGCTAAGCCCGCTACTGATGCAGCGCCTGAGACAAAACCCCAGCCAGACATAGCGCCTGACACTAAGCCCGATGTCAAGCCCGATACCAAGCCTGAACCGGATACCGCCCCGGATACCGCCCCGGATACCAAACCTGAGCCAGATGTCGCGCCTGACACTAAGCCTGAGCCCGACACCAAACCTGATATTAAGCCAGATACCAAACCAGAGCCCGATGTCAAGCCTGATGTAAAGCCTGATGTAAAGCCTG